CCTCGGCATTGGCTTTGTAGGTCAAGGTCACGTCATTGACGATCTCTGACCACTGGGCGGCCTGTCGCAGTCCTACGGCGAGCAGGTCATCATCTGTAAGGGTAAGCGGTGTCTGTGTCGCTCTGGACGTGTAGGACTCGTAGTGAATAGACCCGTCAGGGGCTTCATAAAGGAATCCTCGACCTGATTGGGCAGCATCTTGGGCAAGTGTTAAGGCATTAGCCACACCGCTGTTGTAGGCCGTCAACTCGTATGTTCCGGGTGTATCAATGTCGGCCACCAAATCATCAACCAAAGTCTGGTTAGTTCCACCCCAGTTGGCCCATGTGGCAAGGCTGCTCACAGCTGACCAAGTAAGAGTTGGAACAACTTCCTCCCAATTTTCTAGGAATGCATCGGAGAGAATGTTTAGCACTCTTGTGCCGTCAAACTCTTTGGCGAATCCATCACCGCCAGTTGTAAAGCGATTAAGGATTGCTAGTGGGCCAACGGCTGTGATGCTGTAAACCGCCACTGATCCCTCACTGCCATAAGCATCAAGGCTGATGTCGAGATCGGAAATTGTGCCTGTGTAGATCGTCCGGTAAGTGTTGGTTGAGTCCTTGACCTGAATCTGAATGCTGTCGGATAGGTTTACGTTTAGCGCGGTATCTGCATCAGTCCAAAGCCTTACATTGGCAATGCCGACTAAGGCTTGCTCGTAAATGTCGCGGCGGCCAAGACTTATTGAAATGTTGCTGATTGTGTTATCTGCATACTCATTGACCCCAGCAAAGATTACTTTTGGGTATGGCGTGTATACGGTCACAGTGTTGCCCCAACAAAGTTGACTGCGCCTGTGCGCCTTGCGCTATCTTGTAGGAGTTTCTCTATTGATCGGCGAGCAGATTCACCATCGATAATGCCGTTCATGTTGATAGTTACATTTTGTCCACCAGCACTGTTAGGTCGTATCGATCCCGATCCATTTGGTACAAAGAGTTCAGGGCCAAACTCGCCAACACGGTATGCCTGACCACCCATGACTGAACCACCAGCTGCTCTTGCCTTTGGTCGAGGCGTAAATCCTGCCTCTGGAAGATTTATGTTAAGCGGATTTTGAATAAATCGCAATGCAGGCAGGGCGGCTTGGTAAGCATTTGAAATAGCGTTTATTGCATTTGCAACCGTTTCTAATGATGCTGCAATTCGTTCCATCATGCTCGCAGCGCCCGGGCCACCATCTGTAACGGTTGAGAATAAATTACTAAAAGCATCCGCGACCGCTCTTAGTGCGCCGCCTAAACTAAACGCGCCGTCGCCCTCAAAATTTCCAGCTAGTTCTCTCGCACGATTGCTTAATCCCTCTGGGTCTTCCCCACTGAATCCTTTGGCAACTTTGTTAACTTCTTCAAGCAATACTTTCATGGTTGGTAGTAATGCCACACCAATGGATTCTTTAAGTTCGCCAACCCGCTCGGTAACAATAGCCAATTGCCCTGCGTAGGTTTCGGTGTTGGCCTTGGCCGCGCCACCAAATAACCGTACAAGTTCATCTTGGACTACGTTGAAATCTTTAGTTTTCTTAATGTTTTCATCAAGTGGAATGCCCAACTTAGTAAGCGCACCAATGTTGCCGTTGTAAGCCTTGGCAAGTGTCAGCGATACTGTTTCTAAATCGCGGCCAGTACCGGCTGCAATATCTAGGGCTAGGTTTGTAAGTTGTTGAGCCTTGCCAACATCACCAGTGGCGCGGGCTAAATTAGCAAGTGCCGGGCGTAACTTTGTGTCGGCTACACCAAAGGCTAATTGTTGCTTAGTAATGTAATCTTCGGTGGACTTGATCTGTGCATCCGTGGCGTTGGTTGTATTTTTTAGGGCTTCGGCAAGTTGCTTTTGACTTTGCTCATCCTCAACTGCTGCCTTTACACCATCAATACCAATTTTGACTGCATAGGCTGCGGCAGCTGCGCCAGCAACTACAAAAGCAGCTGCGGCCATTTTGCCGTATTTACCTAGTTTCTTTGTAAAGCTTTTAGTATCGTTATCTGCTTGTGCAAGACTTCGGCCAAATTGATCTACATCAGCAAGCAAATTAAGTTTGAGTGTTCTCACGTCAGCCATTGTTGTCATCCCACTTTTCTATAACTCTTTTAGTAACCGCATCTTTCCAACGGCGTGTTAATTCTGGTTGGATTCTTTTAAGTGTTAAGAAAATGCCGTAGCCCTCGTTTCCTCGACCTTGGGCAGGTGAGCGATCAGGAAAGCGTCGACCACCATTTTCAAAAAGTGCTGGGCCACCAAATTCTGAACCAAACAAAACTTGACCAGATACAGCCCCACCACTAAACCGACCTTTACTGCCACCGATTGTGACATTAGGTATCCGATCTTTGTTGGCTCGGATTGTAGCTGCAACCTTTTGGGCTTGGGCTGGCAATGGGTTTAAGTTGTAGCTGCTTTGCATTTCTGTGGCTGACCACTGGCTAATGCTTGTTACATCATCTTTTAGGGCTTTCTTTGCGCCCTCATCCATTTCGCGAAATGCCTTGTATAGCGATTTTAGATCCCGAGAGTCAGGGGTCATTTTAACTGTTACTTTGTCAGCCATGACCATTCCTCTCTGTTATCAGCTTTAAGGCTGTGTTGATGTCTGCGAGTGACCATTGGTACAGATCCGATAAAGGTATCCCGGTGACAACTGCTATTCTGACGAGTCCGTCAGCGAGTTCTCTTTTGGGCTTTCCTCGACCACCTCAAAGGTTTCAAACTCATTGGTGACCCATGCTTGCTGGCTTGGTAACTTAGTATGCCCTTGGGCCTTAGCGGCCTTGTAAAGCATGCATGTTATGACATCCAGCGAGCCTTGGCTCATTTTTTCTGCCGCTTGGCTAACTGTGTAACCGAGTTCTCTTTCAATCTCAATCCACAACCAAGCGTTTTCATCACTCACTATGTAGTTGTTGCCCTGTTTTGTTGTAATTGTGTATTGCATAATGGTTGCCCTGTTCTATTCGTTAGGCTCTGGATACTGATCCATCCTCAACAATAAAGCTGAGGCTGGTTGTTAATACGTCAGTGGCCGCGCCACCAACGGTTGGGAACACTGGAAATACGTTGCCAGTAAATGTATCGCCCGGGCCGACATCAAATGAGAATGCCAATGCAGTGTCAGGTGCGTTTTTGGCTGCATCCCATAATGCGCTAATAATTCCCGGTGATGCGGAATCGTCGAGATACATTTCTACATTAAGTGTTGCAGTCTTATCTACAGTCTTGTAAGCGCGACCTGATAGGACTTCAAGCACTTGTTGGTTATTTTCCATTTCAAGTGTAACTGTTGATGCTTGATCTGCGTACGACACCGAGTTAATGGTTAGTGTCATATTCCGACCAGTTATGTATGTTGCTGGCATGACTTGCCTTTCCTAGTTGGTTGTGACCATCTCGATGTTGAGTTGGCTGATTAGCATGTCGGCGTTTCCGATTTGCTGAACTGTTGGTTGCGACCATCCACCAAGTAAAGAAATGTTATTGGCTAATAGGTCGGTCACTGAAAAAATTAAGGTTTCCAAGTTTTTCAAAGCTGCTTGGTTATCAGCTGCATTTACAATGACTGTGATGTCAAAGCGCACATTGCAACGCGCTCCACCGATGGCACTTACTGTAATGTAAGGCGATCCCGGTACAAGCACAATGGCAGGTGGGGTGATGTTCTCATTTGGGTATGCGTAAACAACCCGACCAGCAGCTGCAAGAGTTGCGGAAAGGTTAGCCCGGTATGTTGCTAGATCAGCCAAGGTAGCCTCGGGTGTCTAGGTGCTTGCCTAGTAGGCCTGACACTCGGGTAAGCATAGAACGGCCTAGGCGGTACGGTGCTGGACTTTGGAAGTCAACACCTTGCTGGCCTAGTGTTCCAGTGCGAGTGATCCAGATGTCGCATGCTACGGCAAGCGCACTTTCGCGAACTTCCGGCACAGAATCATATAAAGCGGCTTGGCTGGTCAATACTGCTCGGCCATTAGGAATGATTGACCTCTTGGTGATGTCTGCATTGGTGATTGCAGCTTCAAAAAATGATACGCCGTATTCGTCGTATCCAACTTTGGTTACTGTGCGTGAACCATCAAATGGTGCGCCACACTTGCTTACAGTTAAAGCCTGACCGACTACGAAAGTATTGTCATGGCAATAAAACCGAGCCACGTTGTTATTTAATTCTGCGCCCACAATAGATACATCATCAAAGATTAAGTAAGAAAGAATTATGTTTTCGGCACTATCTGCAACTGCCTGCACGATTGCATCAGCATAGATGTCACCAATACCAAGTACGGCTTTTAGCTCGCTTAGTGTAATTAATGCCATCTCAAATCCTTATCTATTGAAGTGTGTGGGGGGCACAGGGCCGCACCCCCCACACTTCTAACTAACGCTGACTTAGGTCAGGTTAAAGCGACGAACTCCACCAGCGGTCAAAACGCCTACGGCCAAGTAACCGTAAAGCATTGTTTCGATTTCGCCAGATGTTACTACGTTTGTTGACATACGTAGGATTGGTGATTCGTAGATTGCAACAGCTGATGGGGTCACAATGAATGCTGACTCATCGATAGTTGTTGCAACTGCATTTGGATCTACGTACAGATCAAGTCCAAGTACGTTACCGCGTAGCGACTGTGGGCCTGCAACGCCACCGTTGTTCTGTGGGTTGTAAGCATTGTAGATTGGGCGACCGGTTGAATCGGTTGCACCAAGTAGCAATGACCACTGTGAAGTTCCTGCAATGTATGCGCTTGGAAGTTCACCTGTTGCTAGGTAAGCAGCTGGGGCTTCGGTTGATACGTAGGAAATGATGCCTGCGGATGTTGCTGCAACTGCTGTAGCTTGTGTGCCACCTGCGGTTAGGGCTGCAATAACTGCTGCATCGGTTGCCTTGTTGTAGGCACGTGTCATGTTATCAACCATTGCTTGGAAAAAGTCTGGGGATGAACGCTCTAGTAGTTCTACTGAGTAACGTTGCATTCCTGCAAACTTGTTTACATCTAGGTTGACGTATGAGGACACAATTCCAGTTTCGGATGGTGCTGCACCTTCGTTGGTGTCTGCAACAGTTCCGCTGGTTGTGATTTTTGGATGGCTAATAACCATGCCTGATGCAGTGATGGCACGTGAGCCAATTGCATCAATGGCTGGACGTGAGCCAATGGATGTGTCAATAACGCTGTTTACATACTGCACTGGGGTGAACGCTGGGTTCGTGCTGAATGAATCATCGGCTGCCATAACATATTGGGCTGAATCATGGTTGCCCATTTTGGCCTTGATGCTGTGTTCCAAGTACGAGGCTTGGCTGTTGATTGGTGAACGAGGCTTTGCGTAAGCCACTGGTGCTGCGGCATGAAC